TGTAGGACACATACGAGTCAATCTCCAGATTGCCTGCGCTCGGGTAGAACCACCAGACCTCGCCGTACTGGTTATTGGCCACGGCATAGACCTTGGACTTCTGGGAATCGTTCAGGTTGGAATAGACATAGTCGAGCACATCGCAACTGATGGGCTTAACAAAGCCGTCGTAAATGAAAAACCCGGCCGGAGACATCCAGAAGGCGACCGACTCCACGGCAGCGACCGCCTGTGGCCCAATCAGGCCGCAGCCGGAGGCGATACGCTCGAAGCCATAGACGAACGGTGGCCCGACGTAGTTGGCCGTGTGGACGTCCACATCGGTAAATAGCAGGTTGACGCCACGCAGGCGCTTACCCGCCATCAGGGTGCCGGTTGTTTCAAGCTCGAAGTCACCCGCCTGATTGGTGATGGCCGGCGTCCAGAGGGTATTGTCCTCCTGATCACACCACTGCACCTTTCGGCCGATGCCGCCAGCGCCAAGGGCGAATACGAATCGCTCCTCAGTCACCATGACCGCCTTGTTGTCGATAGGCGCATTGGCAAGGGCCGCGGCATCGGTGCCGGTGTTGAGCTGCCACTCGAGCAGCTTGCCGTCGTCGTTGGAGCAGGCAATGAGGTACTGACCCCATGTGTCCATCGTCCACGTCGTAGCCGGGTCGATAGAGCCTGCGTCAGGACGCGCGACACCATAGGCGAAATTGCCGTAGGTGGCGCCGCCATAACCGTTGTTATAGTCGGCATCAGCGCGGCCGGCGGTAAAGACTGTCGGCGTAATGTTGGCGACCGTGCCGCCCTCTGTCATCACATAAAGGCCAGTGTGCGTACCGAGCGCGATCCAGCGGTCGTTGCTGTTATCGCGCCACGATAGTACGCCACGGCACAAGCCGCTGATCGTGTTGTTGGATCGCTTGCGCCAGCCGCCGACAGGGCGAATCGTGCCCTCGTACCAGCGCACCAAAGACGAGTCAAACCATCGACCCTTGGCCTGATAGTCGGTGCCATTCTTGTAAACACCCGGCGGCAGGTTGATTGGTAAAAGCATTGCTACTCCTTCGGAGCGGACATCGAGAACCAGCCCTTCACTATGCCAGTGATCAGGGCGATGGCTGCGGCCAAGCCGGCGAGCCACTTGATAAAGGCTACGAGATTCTCTGCGGTAGACCATGCCGTCGAGAGCTTCTTGATGTCTCTCTTAATCTCTGACATGTCTGCCTGCAGTGTCTCGAAATCCTTACGCAGTAGCGCCAGCTCCAGAGCGTTGTTTTGTTCCTGCTCTGACATTGGCCTTACTCAGCCGCGGTCTCTTCTGGAGGCGGAGGAGGTGAGAACTTTCCGTCAGCGTAAACCCAGCCGGGGCCGACGTAATCGGGACATTCAACCCATGAGCCAAAAACTTGAGGTTGCGTTTCTTGCTCAACGATCATGTTGACAACATTTCCGTCAATTAAAGCCCAGCGTTTCATCCTTGCAAAAACTCCTCAATGATGATGACCCCAGCAGTACCATTTCCACCGGCAGCGCCATCGGTTCCTGCGTTGCCGCCGCCACCACCGCCGCCCCCGCCATATCCAGTTGCAGCGCTTCCAGCAACGCTGGCATTACCGCCAGCGCCGCCAAAGCCCATCAAACTGTCACCTCCACCACCACCGCCGCCAGAACCTGTGCCGCCCGCAGCAGAGCCGTTTTCAGAGCGATATGCGCCAGTTGCCGGGAAGTTTGTGGCAGCACCTCTAGTGCCTGCGGCAGATGAACCGCCAGCGCCACCAGCGCCGCCAGATTCGCCGCTTACGGCAAACGAAAAGCCAAGCAAGCCGCTTCCGCTTTGAAGGTTAATACCAGCAGAACCACCATTTCCGTTATTGCTAGCGGTGCCGCCATTGGCCGTAATTCCACCAAACCGAGTTAAGCTGCCAGCGGTTCCGGGGTCGCCGCTTGCACTACTAGCGGCTCCAGTACCGCCTGCTCCTACCGCATAAGCATATGAAGAAGCGGATAATTTGATCCATACAGACCGAGCGCCGCCACCGCCACCGCCACTACCGCCAGCGGAAGTGTTGCTGCCGCTACCACCGCCGCCGCCTCCACCAACAACGGTTACTCGAGCAAAAGATTGCGTCGTGGAAATCGGCGTAAACGTGCCGGTTCCGCTGGTGTACGTCGTGACCTTGGCCGGAGCGCCGGCACCAAACTGCGTCAAGAAGCTCATACAATCACCCATCCTTCAGTGTCGTTTACAAAGCGAAGCTGCACGCTGGCATATTTCGCATTCAGCGTCATATCTTCTGCAATAGCTTGAATTGGTTTTCCGTTGCGAGCAACCACGTTAGTCGTCAACTCATTCGCAACCGTGATCCAAATAAGATCACCAGCAGAAGGTGAGCTTGGCAGTGTGACCGTGGTTGCAGATGCATTGGTCAAAACGTAATGCGTATTCGCAGCAGCACTCTGTGTGGTGCCTGTCACCACGCTAAGTGTCGGTGTGCCAAGCAGCGTGTTCGCAATCGTGATTGAGCCGGCGCCATTGGTGACGCTAATGCCTGTTCCAGCAGTCAGCGTCGCCTTGGCGAGCGTGTTTCCGGTGGTGTTGCCGATCAGCAGTTGCCCGTTTGTGTAGCTCGTCTGACCAGTACCACCATTGGCGACAGGCAGAGTTCCGGTGACACCAGTAGAGAGCGGCAGTCCGGTGGCATTGGTCAGCGTCGCAGCAGACGGCGTGCCGATGTTCGGCGTGGTTAGCGTCGGCGATGTTGAGAGCACCACGCTGCCGGTGCCGGTGCTGCTGGTCACGCCAGTACCACCATTGGCCACTGGTAATGTCCCTGTGACGCCTGTTGTCAACGGCAGCCCGGTAGCGTTCGTCAATACGGCCGCAGATGGCGTGCCTAGGTTCGGCGTCGTCAGCGCAGGACTCGTCGCGAGCACGTTGTTGCCGCTGCCGGTGTTCGTCACGCTGACGATGTTTTTACTGGAATCGAGTGCCAGTGCTGTTGAAGCGGTCAGCGCAGACATGTTCTGCGTTCCGCCAATCTTCAGCACCTTGCCGCTGCCAACCTGCAGGCCGACAGAAGTGCCAGTGCCGTCATCCTTGAAGACGCCATCGATGACGTCAAAGTTGGTGTTCAACTTGCCGCCCCAAGTATCAGCAGAGGCGCCAACCTCTGGCTTGGTCAGCGACAAGTTGGTAGTTGTTGAATCTGCCATTCTCTATCCCTCACTGCAAAATTGCAGGGTGTACCTTGATCGTCCAGCTCTCTGTCGTGTTCGCAATCGGCGTCCACGTCTCTGCAGTATCAGATACGGCACTCCAAACTTCTGCCGTATCGGATACCGGAGACCAAGATTCCGCCGTATCTGCTACGGCCGACCAGACCTCCGATGTATCGTTCTCCGTCTCCCACTTCTTTCTGCCTGCAACCACCATGGTCGCCAGAGCAGATGCCGAGATGGTTCCAAACTGAACCCGTATTCCCGTCGCGGTCAGCGTCGATATCGCATCGAGCTGCGCTGCGCCAACTGCAATCTTGACGGCGCTTGCCGTCAAAGTGCTTACGGCTTGCAGCAATGCAGCGCCATCTCTCACCCGCACGCCTGTCACCGTGATGGTGGCGGCAGCGCTCATTGCAGAGACGCCGAATCTGACCCGCGTTCCTACCGTCGTCTGCGTGGCTGCTGCATCAAGATCAGCCGCGCCTAGCGCGATCCTTTGCCCAGATGCAGTGACACTCGCCGCTGCGTTAAGCGCGGCCTCTCCGCGCTTTTCACCCTCGGCGTACTCAAATATCCAATAACCACCCTCGACGTATAGGTTGCTCACGTCGCCTCTTATTCAGTCCACTCAACCTTGGCCGGCTCGCTCGGCGGTCTAATCACCTGATCCTGATTCTTCTCAGCCTGTTCTTTAATCTTCACAAGCAAAGGCCATGCTCCGGTTTTGGTCGGTAAGTCACCAAGCACCTGCAGGATCGCATTGATCTCTTCAACGGAAAGCTCGAGCTTGATCATGCGCCACCCCACGGCAGCGGCTTGGCGACGGTCGGCGGGTTGACGAGCATATCCAACTCACGCGCTACGTTAGCCTCAACCTCGGCCTTATCCACGCCGTTTGCCCACACCCAGACCAACACATCGGCTTCAGTTAGGTCGGGATACGCCACAAAGTCATCGCCCGGTGAGGCAAAGCCCATGCTGCCGTAGTTGCTGGCGTAAAAGTCGCCGCTGCTGGCATTGCAACGCCAGTTAGCCGTCACAACAACGTCGGTATGCGTGCCGTCTTGCGGCTTAACGATCATGCTTTCAATTTTCCAAGTTGCCATCTATTTAGCCTCCAATTCAGCGACACGCGCTGTCAGTTCTTGAATTGCTTTTACCAGAATCGGGATCAATGACTGATACGCGACGTTAAGGTGATTCGGGCCAGCCTGCACGATGCCGTCAACGTAGTCCTTGCCAACCAGTACCGCTTGCAGTTCTTGCGCGATAAAGCCGGTCTGTACGTTCTGATCCTTGGAATAGTCAGGCTTGTATTTGAACGTGACAGGGCGCAGTTGCGATATCACGTTAAGCCCGTCGTTAAGCGTCGTAATGTCGTCTTTCAGCCGCGCATCAGAACCGTTGACGTATGCGCCAGCACCCCATACGCCTGTGCCGTTGCATTGAAGGTTATATGCGCCTTGGTCGGTTGTCCCAGCAATGTAAACCTCGCCGCCATTGGTGATGGTCATCCGCGTCGTATCGTTAGTGCACAAATCCAATTTGTGATTGGATCGTGAACCGACTGACATGACGGCGCTTGCCTGATTGACAAGCACTTCCATGATATATGAGCCGCTAACCCACAGTTGCGATGCGTATGCTGAACTGCTGGGTGCAGTGATATTTAGGTTTCTTCCGCCAAAATCGGTGGGAGCGGTTGTACCAATACCGACGTTGCCGTTGTTGTGCAGAAACATTAAGTCCCGGCGCGTCGTACTACTTAGACGTTGTGTAAATAAAATTCCGGTATTCGCATAACTTGCTGGATCAAGTGTGTTCCAGATGTCAACTTCAGCCTGACCGTTTGTAATGTTGGTGCCAAATGCTACAGCGTTTTGGGCAGGTGTATTTTGCCCACCCGAGTTATACCCACCAATGTTTACGTAGTCGCCAGTTTGATAAAGGCTTCCAGCAACTTGAAGTTTGTTACTTGGCGAAGCCGTCCCAATACCGACGTTGCCGCCGTTAGGCTGCAAGACAAGATCATAGTTAGTGGCAAGGT